TTGGTAGATTGTTCTCCTTATTTTCGTCAATGTGATCCACTTGAGGAAGGTTTAGCGGATTAGGTTTAAGAATCAAACAAACTATTCTTCCAATTTGTAAGCAATCCCATGTTTCATTGTCATCGTTCCACATATGAACTCGACAATAGCCATTTTTGCTCTTATGTACTTTTAAAACTCTTTCTTTGTGGTATACTCCACAAATATCGAAATAAGCCAGCCTTTTTATCTGAATATTATTGTCATAAATCCCGCTGGCCAGGTATCGAGAGTATCCAGGTATCGCATACCAGTCTTGGCCCATAAAAAAACACCTCCGTAGGCGTCTATCCGAAACTAAACTTGCGGGAAACAGACTCGGAATGTCTGCTTATCGGGAGCGGCCCTATCCCACAATTATTTTGAACATTACAAATTAGGATCGGTCGACAATATAATCGGGGTATTCCAATGGCTTTCGATAGCTCCGATGAACGTCGGCCAAAGATCCTCATCATTCACCGCCCACTCGAATGGGACAACGATGAAATACTTTCCGCCCAGGGTGCGCTTCTGGAACAGATCCTGGTAGATGGTCTCGATGATATTGCACACATAAGCGTGCCCCTGGTTATCCGTATCATCGTCATAGATACCGATGTGCAGCACGACCGTGGCCTCACCGGGTTCCATCTCCTCTGCCTGCTTGCCGTTTTGAACCTGAACAATGATGTACGGCATATAGACCGACGGATCGCCACCCGACTCCTGGGGGAGCGCCTGTGAAAAAATATTGAGCGGGGCAGGATCAGGTGCGGGGCCTCCCTTTGGCGGCATCTTGGGGAAGGATTGGCCTTCAAACAGGCTCTGGAGCTCAGATATGATCGTGCTTTGCAAATCCAAAGGGATCACGGCTTCACCCCCAATACCTGCTCAAGCTCGTGCTGGATTCGGGTGTTGAGCATATTTTTCGCCTGCAGCTCCACCCACTCGATGACGCTCTTCTGCCCGATCATCTGCGGCACGGAAGGCCCCATCAAGCGGGCAATCGGGAGCCTCGATGAACCGGTGCGCCGGAAGAAACCGACACCGCCGTTGACATTAGCCAAGAAGCCACCCTCAACCACCTTCAGACCACCAGACTTTTTGACTTGCGACTTGTAAGCCGATGGCGGGTTCGCCGGACGGGGAGCTGCCGGGCTAGTCTTGAACTTCGCCAGGCCGATCCGCTTGCCCATGGATTTGACGATCGCTGACGGCCGTGAGGTAGTCGCTTTGGTGATCCCGATGGTCTTCTTGACTTCCGCTGCCGGGACAAGATACACCTCACGTACCTTTTTGCTCATCACCGCCTTGGCGGTTGTAGCCGCCCTATTGATCGCCCGGGAAAGAACCAGGTTGACCTTTTTCGGCTGACCCTTGAGCATTTTCTGCACAAGGTTGTAATTCTCCAGCGTTACATCGATCATCGGGATCGCTTCCGCGGCAGACCCGCCATGGCCGCCATCAGGTTACCAACCGCCTGCCCCTCAGCCAGAGTCGCAAAGGTGTTATGGTGGTCCTCCTCGTCGATCAAAATCTGTTCGAATAGGAGCCGTGTGGCCGTATCCTCTTCCCCGAGCGCGGCCTCGATGATCTGCCGGTAGAGGATGATCGTGGTTACCTCGGCATCGATATCCGCTGCAATCATCTCCGCCAGGTTGGCGCCCAGAGTGATCGGGTTCGGCTGGATCGGGGGGATGCCGCCCAGGTACTGCAACCGCTCGGCAATGGCCTCGGCGTGCCGCATCTCCTCCATGGCGGTCTCCCGGAAAGCATCCCTAGCCGCATAACCGGGCACACCGGACCAGAGGACGTGCTGCCACATATACTGGATGATGGCCTGCATCTCCCCGGCAATCGCCTGTGTCAACAGAGATACAAGGTTTTTAGACGCAGGAGGAAATTTCACGCTACCGCCTCCAACAGAAGATCGTATTTACCGGCAACCAGCGCAGATTTCTTGATGCGGTACCGGGCGCTGTCCACGGTCACAAAATCATTGTAGGTAGGCTCATCCCACTCCCATAAGGATTGGCAAATCTGCAGCAAGAGATTGTCCTTGAACGTACCCTGGAATGCGCCAAGGCCGGGACGGAGCGAACCGATATCCTCCTCTTCCAGGATACAGATCACTCCGGCCACGCCGTTGATATTGTGCGGCCCGGCGAATTCGTTCATGTTGAAAAAAACGCCCAGGTCGGCTGTCATCTGATCCTGGAAGGCGCTCACTATCTCCGGGCTCCCTTGATAGCTTCGTCGGGATTGAAGTCGATCTTGATAGGCTCACCTACCGGGCCTCCCGGGATGCCATCGACAATGGGCACTGGTGGGGCAACAGCGGGGACAGTCGCGGCTATCATCGCAGCAACGCCCTCGACGCATGCATCCAGATCGATCAGGCGCCGGGCCTCTTTTGAAGAGATGTCCTCCGGCAGAGCCTGCCCACGCGTGTATTCGATGCCGTCGTGATTGACGATCCCCTGCTTGACTACTAACAGCATAAGATTTTCCTCCTTTGATTTCTCCTGAGAGAAGCGTAAGGAGCAGACCTCAATCTGCTCCCTGTCAACTTTCTACTGAACTGTCGCCACAACCCAATCTTCGATAACATCGGGGGCGACCAGAGGCCGGGAGGTAGTCCGGATCATCCGGGTGTCGGCGTTGATATTGCTCCAGACCTTGGGGACCCTCATGCCCTCATAGGTATAGAACTCGCCATCCATCTCCATCTGGGTCACGGCTCCGTAGAAGCGCTTGCCCATGCCTCGCTTGCACAGGATGACAGTGTTGTCCGGGATCATCGGCTTGGTGGTGAAGGAGCCGTTCATCTGGTCCTCGTCGTACCATTCCTCGTACTGGTAGATCTCCAAGCCCAGGCCGGGAATGATGCCGACGAATGTCAGAGCGCCCTCATAGGGATCGATGTTGATGGACGCCTTCGCAAGCGAATCCTGCTGGAAGCCGGCGGCAACCGGAGACAGGATACCGAGCAAGACGTTTCGGTTCAGGATGCCCGTGATCTTCGGGTGGGTCACGAAATTCTCCACGACGTTGCCCGCCATGATGCACAAATTCGGCACCGTGCCAGAGTTCTGGAAGATGACCTTGCGCCACAATTTCAGATCATTGAAAGGATCTGAGGTCGACGTGGCCGTCCACAGGCTGGTGCCAGAGTTGACCATAATCTGCGAGAAACCATAGTTGATCTGATCGACGGTGTAACCGCTTTGGTTATCGTCGACGTAGCCATTCATGGTGCACTGCCCGGTCGTTAGGATGTCCCGGCACATGATCTCCTCACGCCTGCTGATCGCCTTTTCGAAGAAGGCCAGATCCTCGGCAATCTTCTCTGCCTGGCGATCCTGCGGAGTCCTCTGGCTGTAGATATTCTCGCCCATGACTCTGTTGGAGATATCCTCGACCGTCAATTTTCTCTGCGGCGCCACAAAGGGCGGGGTGTAGTTACGGGTTACGAAGCCCTGCCTGTCCATCGAATAGCCGCCGGCGCCCTTGGCGATGAACGGGGCCACCCTACGGCGCTCTTTCTGGAAATCCACGTCGATGTTTTCTGTCACAAACGTTTTTACCTGGTTGAAGACGACATCTCTGAGGAACGTCCTGGCCGGCATCATGCGGCGCAGTGCCTCCAGGAGCGTTCTAGTTTCATAAAGCGGAATTCCTGCCATCTACTTTTATCCTCCTGTTCGTGTTTTTTGGGCCAAACAAAAACCCCATCCGGTAAGGGATGGGGCCGTAATTTGGGTTTACGGTCAGTCTGCTATGCGCAGGTCACGGTGCACTGGGCGGTGATTTTTGTGTCATCCATGCTGGTGGCGGTGATGGTCGCTGTGCCGGTAGCCACTCTGGTCACGAGCCCATTGGCGTTCACCGTGGCAGCTGCTGTGTTGCTTGACATCCAGGTGACGTTCTGGTTCGTGGTGCTGGACGGCGTGAATGCGTACGTCAGTTGTACGGTTGGGCTTCCGCCCGAAAGGGCTGCGGTCGCAACATTGAGCGCGAGAGCATCGGCAGCCGTAGTCGGGTTGGGAATGGTGCCCTTGAGGATGATCCCACGGGCATGTAAGCCCTGCTCAAAGGTGCTGATGACCTGGCCGGCCTTGCAGATGATAGCGTACCGATTGAAAACACCGGTCTGATACGCCATTGCCGGAATAGGAATCCCGGTGTTGGTAACGCCGGTGTCGATGGTGGTCTGCGTCGGATCCATGAGCTGGCCCTGCTGCAACCCCAAAATGTACATAGGGTTCTGGGTACCGTCGCCTGCGGTGCTGTCACAGACATACGCAAAACCGTTAGCCGTCTGGATGCCCAGTAGGGTGCCACGGGCGAGGACGCCCTGCCCGGGAGCAAGGAGGACACCCTTGGGAATGATCGGCTGCTGCTCACCGGCGATCAGGCTATCGTATTCAAAATCGCCGATGATCGAGTATCTCGGATTTACTACTACCGTGCCTTCAGACATTAGCGCATACCTCCTCTGCTTAGAAGCTTGTTGGCAATATTGGCGATCGTCTCGCCGAGGCCCGCCCGCTGCTCATCCGCGCTCTGATCAGCGAAGGCGTTGGGGGCGGCTCCGACCGTCTTCACTCCGGATGCCGCGGTATCAGCCTGGAACTTGTCCAGGAACTGCGATGCCCTGCCCTGAGATAGCTGCATCTGGGCGAGGGCCAGATCCTTGGCGGTCATGTCTGCTACCTCGTATTTCGCCTTGGCGATCATTTTCTGATCGACCTGGCCGGCGAGATCGTCGATGCCCTGGATGCGCTGACGCTCCTCAGCCTTGGCCTGCGCAGCGATGCGATTGGTCAGCTTCGGGTACTTGTTGATGAGACGCTGCATGGTGTTTTTGGCCTTGTCCTTGCAGTCCTCATCCTCGGCATCGGCGTCATCGTCGTCAACGGTCTCGTCCGCGTCCTTTTTCTTGGTATTTTTCTTCTTGTCTTTCTTGTCGTCGCCTTCCGGGGCATCCGGGTCATCATCCGGATTGTCGGTCTCATCCGGGGCCGCGTCTTTCTTTTTCGCTACCGCCGCCAGCGCCACAAACTCCGTCACGATATTACTGCCAGCATTGTGGGCGGCAATGGTATCCAGGATGTTGTTCGCGTGCTCCAACTCCGGTAAGGTCTTGAACCCTGAGAGATCATGCTCGACACTGTCCATGTACAATACCCGTCCTTTCATCTCCATATTTTCAACTCTTGCAGCCAGGGTGGTATCGCAGAAACCGAGTTCGACCGCTTCAGCAGTAGTCATCCATTTCTCTGCGCTCATCATCGCTGCGATCTCGGCCTCTTTCTGACCAGTGCGGTCGGCGTAGATCGCCACGATAGATTCTTTGATGGTGTTCAGGGTATCCATATTTTTCGTCAGTTCATCAGCATTGTATGCTCCGCACAGACACGCCATGGGATCGTGAATCATCAGCATGGCGCCAATGGGCATCTGGGTTTCGTCGGCTGCCATTAAGGGCAGGGTGGCTGCCGAAGCCGCCAAACCGTCAACGATGCAAACGATCCGCGCCGCATGGGTCTTTAGTTGCGTGTAGATGGCGATCGCCGCGAAGATATCCCCGCCGATGGAGTTGATCCGGCAGGTGATCTGGCTGACATTGCCCAGGTTCCTAAGGTCCTGGACAAACTCATCGGCATAGACCCCGCTG